GATTAGATTATATAACTCAGTTAATAGGGATGCATTAAGAATAATTAAAAATGAAAATTTTTCTATTGATTGGGGTGATGGATCAGTAGATACCATTGGTGTTGGTCTTGGTAATAGTTTGGAATATAAACAACATACATTTCCTTCTTCAGGTACTTATAATGTGTCTATTGGTTTAACTAATAATTGGACTCAGAAAAAAATAACAAAAAAAATTACAGTACCCGAAAACACAACAGTGAGTAACTCTAACGGATCTTTTGGACCATTTATATTACCGTATACTACGGGAGTTACTATCACCCAAGATTACATAAATGATTTAGATTATGTAGAAAAGGACTCAGACGGACCAATATATTTTGCGGCTAAGGGGAGAAGTAGGTTAAGTGAATTAAAGAGATATGGAGAAAGTACTTATCAAGGAACAACAGTAGGTACCGACGGTGTGGGTAGTTATACGGGGTATACTATAGATAATTTATCATATAAGGATTATGATGACGGAATAACAACAATAACGGGAACAACAACAGATTTTCAAAAAGAAGAGGTCTTTAATGAGATGTTAACGAGAAACGAACATTTCATTGGATTTATTGACGAACCAACCATTTTTTCCGACGTATTTGTTGAAAGAGGTAAACAAGGGGTTTTGGAAATGAACCTCAGATTAGGAGAAATTGATAACGTAGGTGAAATTGATATCTACGGAAATGGATTTTTCCAAGTTAAAAAACAATAGAATAATATTTATTAATTAAAAGGATATGGCAGTAGGTAGTTATGGTACAGTTAGACCGGCAGATGTGTCACCAGCAGACGTAGAAATTTTCTATCATTACGTTTCGGGGAGAACATCCGACGCACCTGTACAATTTAAAAAATTAAATTCAGAAGATATATTAACACCTGTCTATCACAATTCAGATACGACGGACGCGGCTAACGCACCCGACGTAGAAATTTTAGGTGGGTTATATAATTTAAAGTTAGATACGGCGGACTTTGATGAGTTAGGTATATATACCTTACATCTTAGACCTAAACAGATAAGGACATCTATAACTGATTGTGGGGTGTTAGCATCATTACCATCGGTAAGAGGAATTATTATAGATCTTAGTAATGTACCTGCCACAGATAGAAATAAGTTTAACCCTCAAGGGTTGGTTGGATACAGAGTTGAGTATTTGAATAGTGACGGAAGTAAAACCCCTAATTTTTATAGAGTTGTTACATCCTCATTCTACTGTACTCCTATTACATCAAACCTGACGAGTACAACTCAAAAGGCGATAAGATACCAATACACAGACCAAGCAACTAATTTGTTGTTTTTAACGGTAACCCCGTCATCAGCACCATCAAATAGACCAAATACGGTACCTTTTATAGGGGAACCATCTCAAAATATAATTCTATCAAATACATTCTTTAACCCTACTACGGTTGAGGTTGAAATGGTAGAACATGACGAGACAACATTAGCATATGCATTCTATGGTAATCAGACTAAATCTATCTCTGATGGAATATATACAATCTATACCGCAGAAAACAATATCTACAAACAATTTAACTTGTTTGAAGTAAGAGATGAGTTCAACGAAACACTTTTCGAAGTGAGAGAAGAGAGGGACGACATTGATGAAACTAAAAACTTTGATGATATCACTGAATAATGGCGAAAAGAAAAGTTCCAAGTCAAGCTGCAAGCGGAAGGGATACCTTTAATGATAACTTAATCGGTAATCAAATTACTGATGGGTCAAGTCAGCTGACTGCAACAAACTTTTCGATAGATAAGACGATACCACAAAGAGATACTAAAAGTTTCACATCTGTACCTTTCTCTGAGTTCTTAACGATAGATGATCTTAAAGAAGAAACTGAAGCACCTAAAACTAAATCTAATAGGTCAGTAAAGAAAGAGGGTAAGGTAAAATTTAGACAAAATAAAGACGCGGGTTCTAAGACATTATTTGGGTCTTTAAATAAGAGGTTATCCTCATCTGTCAATAATATAATAGAACAATTCCCTGCGGGATTTTATATTGACAAGGATACTCCCATTTCATTTTCACAATATACCGCTGAAAATATCACATACGATATTAAGGCGAGAACAACCACTTTTAAGTTTGAGAAGTCAAAAATATTCAACCCTTTAGACATTGTACTTGAAAAACCTTCAAGTAATGTAAGTCCTGAGGTTAGTAATGAGTTTAAAAACTTTTTTGAAAATTATTCCAAGTACTCCCTTATTATTGATGAGGTAGAGTATGAAATACTAACATATTCAAAGGCGGGTACTGACGGACTTATAACATTAAAGGTTAAGGGTAAACCGTTTAGTGGATCGACATACAGTGAAAACTTCCTTATTAGACCTATCAGTAATACTGTAGAAGAATTCTTCGAAAGTTTAGATGATTTAGAAAAGTTAATATTAGATAGGGAATCTTCACCAAGGTATACTGCGGAGTTTAAATTACCAAAAGATTCTTTAGATGGTTCTAAAACAGAAACAGTAACCACTAAAATTACTTGGCCAGTCTTTAAAGACAATTGGAATATAAAGATAGGAGGTACAGAATATCTCTCATACCTTGAAAGTTTAAAATCGATTGGTGATGAGATTGATCAATATAAGTCTAATTTAATTTCAAGATTCTTAACGACCGCATCTCTAAACGAGTTTGATACTGAAGACCAAAGAATGTCTTCAATGTTTCAGATCTACGGTAGTGGGTTTGATTCTGTTAAGAAATTTATAGACAACATAGCATACATGAGAAATGTAAGTTATGATAAAATCAATAACATCCCCGATGTACTATTAAAGAATTTATCAAATACCTTAGGTTTAGATTCTGTAAATCTATTTGATGAGAAAACATTTGAAGATACACTATATTCAAGAATAGAAAGTCAATTCGAGGGTAACAACCTTGGAATGAATATGGTTGAGGCGGAGGCGGAATTCTATAGAAGGTTGGTCATCAATCTTGTAAGAATTTACAAATCAAAAGGTACAAGAAAATCAATTGAATTTTTCTTAAGATTTATTGGTGCACCTGAACCTCTAATTAAAATAAATGAGCACGTATACAAATATGATGATGTAAAGAAGTTGTCTTTAGATATTGATAACGACATTTATGATTTAACTCAATTAGAAAAAACATTCACTGTTGGTCATATAGACCTTGAGGATAAAACATATTCTTTTATATACCAAGGAATAACAACCACGGGTACCACAACATATCAAGTAGATGAGTATCCGATAGTATTAACGGGAACAACAAAGTATGGTGATACACAAAAGATTGTAAGTGAGAATAATGATGTGTTCTTCCAAAAAGGTGCGGGTTGGTATGAGATAAGTTTACAACATAGGTCATCAACGGAATTAGATACAGAAAATTCTAATTTGTTGTCTAACCCAAAAATTATAAAAACAAAGAATAAAGATTTCACGTATGGTGAAGATTATTTTGATTTATATCGACAGTTTTATGGGTTAGATTATGGACACGAATTACACAATACCATAGACAACAATAAAACGGAGTTATTATCGGATACAGATTCAAAAACTTTAAATAGAAAAAATATACAAATTTATCTATCGTCCGCACAAGGTATTGATTATGATGTATATAGAAAATCGAGAGATTTAGAGGTAAGTTTCGGATTAAAGACTTTAGAACCTCAAACAGGTTTCACATTTGCGGAGTACATGGATAACGTATTGAATGAACAAATACGTAACTCACACACTGTAAAATACCAAAAATCTTATATTCAATTAGAAGATGTTTATTGGGGGTATTTAGAAAAAGTCGGTACACCATATAGTTTCCCAACAGTTAATGAGTTCATTAATAGAATGAGTCCTCATTGGGTGGAAATAATAGAACAGTTTGTACCTGCAACAACTTTATGGACTGGTGGTAATATCTTAGAAAATAGTCGTATTGGTAGGTCCAAACACGATTACCTAAAACCGTGTACTATTGAACAGGTTGAGGACAATCTATATCCTAAATTAGGTTTCGAACACTCTATAGAGGAAGATTTAGAAGTTTATTTTTTAGGTGACAAGGATTTATTCAGGGGGTTAACTGTTGTAAGTGGGGTCACTTACGTCCTAAAGATAGTTTTAATGGGAGAAGAATATACAGCGTCTTCTCCGATCACACTTACAGGAGGACAATTATTTGATCCATTTATTTCTACTTCTGAATGTACAACTATTAATGATGTTATTTTTAGTGGTGGTGAGACTTTTGACGGGTCAAAACATTTACCATTACTCTGTGATTTTAAATGTAATCTAAACCCTGACAGAGACGTATTGGATCCTTTATGGGTCAATGCGGTCAACAGTATATTCTCTCAAATAAATGAAAAATATTATACTAAAACAGCATATACTGGTTATGACACCATTAGTAACCACGCGGGTGGAGAAGGATATGAAAGAATCACAGGTAATACAGAAACAAGTGATGAAAATCAAAATATAGAAAATGGGTTTAATAATCAACTATCAACTAACGGTGAAAACTATGGATATGAAAATGTACCTATAGTTTCTCACGAAATCTTTACTGATAGTGATGGTGTCCAAAAAATAAGAATTACACCGTTTACATACGACACACAATTATATATTGCAAACCCTGGTGATCCATACGGTGATGCATACATACCCGCAGATTTAGATTGTTTAGATTTAAGTACGTTTGATTTCTTTTGGGAATCAACATATCTAACAGGTACTACACAATGTGACCCTAAGGTTAAGGTTTACGGTCCTAATACTTTCTACACATTACCAGAGGATGAGGACGATTGTATCTTAATGGAGGATGTATATTTTGAAGTATCAGGAGTTACATTTGGTAATGAAGATACTGTAGATGATGGAGATCCATGTACCGATTGTCCACCATATAATACATCGTGGCCGTTAAACATATTCATAGATTGTGTGGGTGGATATAACGAATCAATTAGTGGTCATACATATACGGTTAATCATGTTTCGGGATGTACGTTTGTCGTTAACAATGTTAGAGAAAATGATATCATTGATATATCAATAACAGACGCTGCGAATTGTGATCAAAAAATAAGAATAGAGGGATTACAACAAAAATTTGAATGGGACCCTGTAGATGGTGATGATGTGACTACATCAAGAAGTCATTATTTACAATACTCATTTGATACTTACGATGATGGGGATGACCCCGATAGTAGTGACCCCCTTAATAGTCAATCGGGTATTACTTTCTGTGATAACTATTCGGGATATACTCTACAACCTATTGTACAATATAGACCTACGTTTGATTATGGTCTAAGACAAAATACTAAAGTTATAAAAGTAAATAATGGTGTTATACTTGACGAAAATACAACTTGGGATCAAATACAAACCTATTTAGATGATAATACTTTAGAAAAAATAAACATTGAAAATGTTGTAATAGGTGATCAATTACTTTCAGGGGTATATAAAGATTGTCCTTTCTCATCTCAAGACTATAACGATGCGGTTATTAGTGGATATTCGTTCTCTTATGATTACAAGGTCGTAACGGTTGAAAATAAAGACTGTTTAGGTTCCACAAAAATTAACAAGATAAATGAGAGATTTAGTTTTTTACCTAACACTAGATTATGGGTAATGACTAAAACAATGGAAGATGGAAGTCAGGGTGATAATTGGAGATTCACTGAAAAGTATCCTGAAGAATTATACCCAAGACCTGATGACCCTATTGATCCTTGTTGTAGTTACCAAGTTGGTTACTATGAAAGTGGAGATTATATATTTAATGAACATGGTTTCCCTATAGAAGTACTAAAAGTCGATTTAGATTATTGTGTTAGAGATTTATTTTACCATTTAAATGTTAGTCCAACATCAGTTTACGATGTTTCAACTAACTGTTCTGAAGTTATTCTTTTCAATGGAGACTCCGAAGATTGTGTATTAGTTGGACATGACGAACAGAAGTTCGAAAACATGGACATGAAAATGCAACAATACTTCCAAGATAAGTTAGATTGTTCTGACATGCCGGATATAGATGACATTGAAAGAGATTTAACAGGATTAGATGATTGTGATACATTAAATGCGTTTAAACTTAAACACTTTGATACGGGAGAAATAAGATATACCGCAATAAACGAAGATTTTAATATAGGTGATGCGGTAAATATTGAATTCATTAACAGTGGATCTCAAAATGAAGAAATTAACCTAATTCAAAAATTATCACCAGGTCAAAATTGTTGGATTGTAATATCTAAAGTCTATGCCAATGTTATTGAATATATGGTATCGGGTCCATGTGATGATGTTAGACGACCAGGTCCATCGGCAACACCAACAAGTACTCCGACTCCCACACCTACACCTACTAATAGTCCAACCCCTACACCTACTAGTAGTCCTACACCAACAAGTACAGAAACTCCTACCCCTACACCTACTATTAGTCCTACACCTACGGATACTCCAGTACCAACTAGTACTGAAACACCTACACCTACACCTACGGACACACCAATACCTACGAGTACGGAGACACCAACACCTACACCCACACCAAATTGTGACTTTGACATAGATGTGGATTTGACAACTCCTACTCCTACACCTACTCCTACACCAACTATCGACTGTGATTTTGATATTGATGTGGATTTGACAACTCCAACTCCTACACCAACAAATACATCGACACCTACACCAACTCCTACACCGAATTGTGATTTTGATATTGATGTAGATTTAACTACACCCACACCAACACCTAGCCCAACAAGTACACTAACCCCAACACCAACTATCGACTGTGACTTTGATATTGATGTAGATTTAACTACACCCACACCTACACCAAGTCCTACACCTACATTAGATTGTGACTTTGATATTGATGTTGACTTAACTACACCAACACC